ATATATGGGGGTTTAGGCTTTTACTGTCTAAATTGTCAATATGTTAATTAAATGTTAATTATGTTAATTAGTATTGAGTTTTTCTTGAGTTTTTCTTGAGTTTTTTGAGTTTCTTGAGTTTTTTATTCGTTTAATGATTTACTTGTTGACTTATTCTGGGTAAAAAGAAATAATAAATTACAAATATAAAACGAACCAAGGTATTTAAATGAATAAAGCGAATGAGGTTAACAAAGCACAAGTAGCCTTGATTAAAAATATTGCTGAAGGTGGTGTTGAGTTACCGACAACAAATTACGCTCTTTCTGAAATTGTGAAAGATGCTTTGTTGCTCAGAGATTTTGACACCGAAGAGAGTGAGTCATTCAAACGTTGCAAGATTCAATTTATAAAAACAGCTATTCAAAAAGTAGACGTTGATGGTTGGGTTTATATTTCTATCATTAAAAACGTACTGACAAGGCGCGCTTACTTTAATGACTTATCTAGATCTCAAGCGGCAAGAGATTTGGATACTGTCAGAAATATCATTGTTGACCTAATGAAAGATAATGTAATCAAGCGCGTTGGCTCACAAGTGTTCGTTACCTCAACAGCTAAAGATTACTTAGATGGACTAGAAAGCTTTTAAAACAAATATTAATTAACCCAAAGGAAGTAAAATAATGACAACAGCAAGCACAGCAAGCACAGAAATCAGCACAGAAACAAACACAGCGGCACAGGAAGTTGGCAAAACTGGTTTACCTTCATTACCGGACGCCTTTGGTGAGGATTCGCTTTTAAATCGCTTTAAGGAGGCAAACAAAGAAGCGCGCGCAGTTGTTCCAGATGTAAAAACTGAGCAAGGTCGTAAAGACATTAAGGAAATGGCTAAAAAAGTTTCTGCTAGCAACAAGGCACTTGATACGCCAATGCGTGATTATTTGCGTATTCTTAAAACTCAGCCGAAAGCACTAGAAAAAAATGCACGTGAAAGCAAGGCGCGTTTTGACGACTTGAAAGCGGATATTCTTAAGCCTTTGCTTGAGGCGCAAGCTAGTCAGGATGAGATTATTGCTTGGTTGAACAACGTTCCATTGGATTGTTCTTATCCAGAAATTCACTCTCAAACTTTAAATAATATAATCGAAGTAATCAACGGTTACACCGACGAGTTAGTATGGCCCGAACTTAAAAAGAAATTTAAAGTCGCTCATGAAGCCGCACTAACAACCGCAACCGTTACACTTGAACGCATTACTCAGCAAGAACAACAAGCCGCTGAGCTCGAAGAATTACGCCAAAAACAAGCGGCCGCCGAGTTAGCCGAAAGCAATCGCAAAGTTTCAGAACAAGCGGCCGCAAATGCACGCGCAGAAGAACAAGCCAAAGCACAAAAAGACCGTGAAGACGTTGATCGTCGCGCAGCTGAGTCTCGTCAACGTGAGGAAAACGCCAAGGCTGCAGAAGCTAAAGCAATTCGCGACGCTGAATTAGCAAAAGAAGAACAAGCCAAAGCAGTTGAGCAATATAAAATTGATGTTGAAAACGAGCGCTTAGCATCTTTAGAGCGTCAAAAAGTAGCTGTCGAACAGGCAACAGCTAAAGAAACAAAGCGCATTGCTGATGAAGAAGCTGAACACTTAGCACAAGCCAAAGCGCGTGAAGCAGACAAAGAATATCGTACTGGCATTAATCGTGCCGCCATGGTTGATTTGATAGCCGCTGGACTTAGCCAAGAAGACGCTAAAAAAGCAATTATCGCTATTGCGAAAAAAGAAATTCGCAGTATTTCTATTCAGTATTAATCAGGAGGGGCGGCAATCGTCGCTCGTTATTATTATGAAAGGATTAAAGTACGATCACGATAAACCAAAATATGAATTGATACCCGCCATGGCAATTAATGAGCTGGCAAAAGTATTGACTTTTGGTGCAGAAAAATACGAACCAAACTCTTGGCAGAATGTGAGTAATGGTATCGAGCGATATCGAGCTGCATTACTAAGACATGCATTTGCCATGCAGTCCGGGGAGAAATTAGATATAGAATCAGGTTTACCTCATGCTGCGCATGCCATGTGCTGCGCGGCTTTTATTATAGAACTAGAACTAGAACTAGAACTAGAACTAGAGGCTAGGTAATGGCACATCAAACAACAGCACTAACCAACAACGAGTATCGCAGCGTAAAAGCATGGTCGAACTCAGATATATCAATGGTATTGCAATCACCCGCGTTACTGGAATGGTCCCGCAACACACCCACCGAAGGGAGCGACAGCGTTGATCTCGGTACGCATGTGCATTGCGCGGTATTGGAGCCGGATGTTTTTAGGCAAGAGTATGTGAAAATGCCTGAGTTTGACGTACGCACTAGCGTTGGGAAACTGCAAGCGGAGGCGTTTAAAAACAACATGGATAGAAAAATTATCCTTGATCACAAAACCCATAAAACTGTCATTGCAATGCGCGACAGTATCTTGGCCCACCCCGTAGCAAACAAATTATTAACATCACCAGGGCAAAGCGAGGTATCAATTTTTGGTGAACTGCAGGGGCTTAAGGTAAAATGTCGACCCGATAGAAGTGTTGATCCCGAAGCGTTTGGCGGTCAACATATTTTGATAGACGTCAAAAAAACGGCTGATATCGATAAGTTTATTTACTCAGTGCGCGACTTTGGTTATCACAGGCAAAATGCTTATTACTCAGACATTTACTTTCAACTGACCGGACATCGTCCAAGATTTGTTTTTGTCGTGGTAGGTGAGAAGCGCAGCATTGGTCGTCATCCTGTTAGAGTTTGGGAGTTGCCGGAAGAAGTGGTTGAAATTGGTCGGTTGCAATACCTTGACGGCTTGGAAAAGTGCAAGGAATATGACGAGTTTGGCTGTGGTCTGGATATTGAACAGTTGGATATGCGTGGGTTGATAAGGTAAGGGGAAGATTATGATTAACAGAATGTACTTTATGAATGCAAAATGCACAGATAATTCAGGGTATTGCTACTCTTCAAGAGTGGGGACTTATAGTTCATTTTTATCAAACAGTGATGAGGTTTACAATATTATGACCAAAGAGCTAAAAGATGAACTGTTTAAAATTAGACCTAGTGGACAGTTTGAAGTTGTATCTTTCAATAGGGTTTAACAAATAACAACTTGACAATACCGCAAAAACGATTTATCGTTCTGTCATATCGTTTAGCGGTATTTAATTAATCAGCAAAAAGGAATAACAACATGACAACAGCATTATCGATAAAAAAAGTACCAGACTTTGAAAGTATGGGCAGTGTAAGTGAAAAGGCAATCGCCTGCACAGAACATCAAAAATATTTAAAGTCTAAAATATCAGACCCAGCATACAAAAACTTAACCGATGAAATTGAAAATCAATGGAATATCATCGTAAATCAAGCACATTTAAACCTTGATGAACTAGCATTGGAGCAACAATCATGACAACAGCATTAGCAATAGTCGCAGCCAACACAGGCGCAAGCGAAGAAGATATTAAAAACGTAATATCAGGCATGATCATCAGCAGTAAAGGGCAGCATGGCGCAACAGCAACAAGCGCAGAGATGGCAGTATTTACGGGTGTATGTTCAAAGTACGCACTAAACCCACTCGTTAAAGAATGCGCCGCATTTGTCAGCGGTGGCAAGTTACAAGTAATTGTGATGATCGACGGCTGGTACAAGATGGTTAACCGTCAACCAAACTTTGACGGAGTAGAGTTCGAAGATAAATTTGGTGACGATGGCAAGATAGTTTCTATTACCTGTAAAATGTACGTCAAGAATCTTGGTCGTCCTGTTTGTGTTACTGAATACCTTGCAGAATGTAAGGATGCAAAATCAAGCGTGTGGACTCGTTGGCCTGCGCGTATGTTGCGTCATAAAGCATACATTCAAGCGGCGCGTATTGCATTTGGTATCAGTGAAATTATTGATGATGATGAAGTTAACCGCATCAAGTCAAATACATCAGGCACGCAAGCTGAACGAGATATTACACCGCAACCGAGTGTTGACTTTAACGTAATTGACATATCTATGGCGCAATGTGCTGACCTTGACACATTGAAAGCTGAGTGTGGTGATATTCGCGAGACGATGCAAACCGATGGCACATGGGACACTAACAAGGCTAAAATTATTGCGCTGAACATTAAACATAAAGACCGTATTAATGCTGCTTATGTTGATGTTGAAGTCGAAGAAATAATGTCAGATGAAGAAATCGAGGCGCACAAGCCACTTGAAGGCGAGCTAGTCGAAGAAGACGACATTGGCTTTGGCAATGAAATTAATGATGATGAATTTGGGGAAAAATTATGAGTATCAAAAGAAAACGCATAGGAATGTTAGCATCGTTAAATGATACGTTGCGAGATATCGAGGCTGATGCAAAAAACCAAACACCTGAAATATTAGCTTCAAACATGAAGATAATACAAGGGCACGTAAAAGACATCCTAGCTCTTGATGGTGTTGGGATTAATCGCGCAGACAGCAATGTTGGATAACCAATAACCACCAACAAACAAGCGCCTAACCAGCGCTTTTTTTATATCTGAATTTGTTCTGATTTATATTTGCGAAAGCGTTATACTGTTACTATGTTAAACACTATTTATAAACCATAGGTGCACTATGTTTGAAATGAATGAAGAACAATCAACGCTGTTTAATGCGCTGACTCCATTGAAGAAAGAGGTGTCGCTTAACTCTATATCTGGCATGAATGATATCGATGCTTACAAGGCTTCAAGCGGCAAAGCTAAGACCGCGAACACACAACGAGCGTGCGCAAGCGAGATCCTAACAAATCCTAACGTGAAGGCTTTCATTAAGTCAATGGCATCTCACATCGTTAATCCTGCCGTTATGTCGCGTCAAGAAATGATTGAGCGACTTTCAGGCTTAGCTCGCACAAATATGTCAGATTTGATTACATGGGGCTTACAGAGCGATACAGTTGCAACTGATATAAGCGAAGACGGCGAAGAACTTGACCCCGAAGATTATGAAGAAGGGCAAGGAGGTCAGTCAGTTTGGGTGATTAAACCTTCAGCGCTTCAGGATAAAACCAAGGTGGCATCAATAGCTGAGGTTTCATCGGGCAAGGATGGTATTAAAATAAAGCAACATTCACCATTGGCAGCTATGAAACAACTGGCAGAGCTTGCAGGTTATGAAGCACCTAAGCAGGTTGAAATATTGGCCAAAGAAGAATTGACACCATGGAGTAAAATGAGTTTTGGTGATAATTAATGGCAGAGCTAAATTTTAACCCGTTAAATGTATTTAAGCCTGCTTACAACTTAGATCAACAATCAGTAATGGCCGAGCGGTCATTTTTCAGTTCACTATATGATTATTTTATTGATTATGGTGGTCGCGGTGGTGGGAAGACTAAAGATAAAATCAAGGCTGTAGTTTTAGAGTCAACCATCAGGCGCGTTCGTGTGCTTGTCACCCGTGAATTTCAAGAATCAATAAGCGAGTCGGTAAAGGCAGAGATTGAAACGTGCATTGATGAATTAGAATTAAGTCACTTCTTCAAGATAACCGAAGACAAAATTGTCGCGCTGAACGGTAGTAAGTTTGTATTTAAAGGCTTAAAGAAAAATATCAACAATATTAAATCGATTGCCAACGTTGATATTGTACTAGTCGAAGAAGCCGAAAACGTGAGCGAAAACTCATGGGATAAACTTCTTCCATCAATCAGACCCGTATCAGGTCGAGCCATTGTGATTGTGATATTCAACCCCGCGAGCGAACTTGATGCCACATGGCAAACATGGATTGTTAACACGCCGCTTAGAACGTTGCTAACAGAATGTAATTATCCCGACAATAAATATTTTCCTGCGTTTTTGGAGGCCCAACGCCTGCATGATGAAAAAACACTCCCGCCCAAGCGATATAAAAATAAATGGCTTGGCGTTCCTGCAGGTAGTGAAGGCGATATTATTATTGATCAAGATTGGCTTAAGGCAGCACGTTTTGCTAGTCGTCATGAAGATTGGGTTAAGGTTGGTCCTAAAGTTGTGGCATACGATCCAGCCGGACAAGGTAAAGATAATCACGCAGTTACCTATTCAGATGGTAATTGTGTCACTGAGGTTGACGAATGGCCGTTATCACCTGATCTACGTGTAGCGACTAACCGAGCTTTGTCAATGGCTCGTAAGCATGAAGCCGATGAGTTCACGTATGATGAATGTGGAGGTTTTGGGGATGGTGTTAGTGTATTTGCCAAAGATAATATTGAAGGTGTCAGCACCGACGAAGATGGCGTTAACTTTGAAACGTTAGAAATTACTATCACACCGTTTAACGCTGGTGACTCAATAGAAAAGCCCGAAGACTGGGACGATGGCAAGAAAATCAAAGGCACTGAAAAAACGCCTTATGAAATATATTGCAACCAGAAAGCGCACGCTCATGGCGTCGTTGCTCAGCAGCTTTATAACACTTACCGATTTATTGAGCTTGGCGAACGAGGTATCGATTTTAACGACATGCTCAGCCTGGACATTGAATGTGATGTCATGTGGAAAAAGATAATGCGCGAAATGTCAACGGCATTATGGGTTAAATCAGAAGCGAACAGTAAAAAGAAAGTTGAAAGCAAAGAGGCTATGAAAAAGCGTACAGGTCAGGAATCGCCAAACGTTAACGATGCAATCATTATGCTACGCGCCCCACGCGAAGAAGCACCGGTTAACTTCTTTGATGTTGATTGGAGTTAAACACAATACACGCTTTGCAATAGCGCAATAGTGTGTTAAGGTGGGTTTATTATTAATTGAATGGGTGTAAAAATGACAGGCATTAAGATGAGAGACCACTTTAATATGCGCACAGCTACAGTAGGTTTTTGGTTTTTAAATAGTTTAAATGATCAAGAGTTAAACGCTGTAGATATAGCGGTAAAAGCTTACGACGAAAACCAAGAGCGCATTAAGCAGCTTGAAGCTGAATTAGAGTCAATGACTCACGCAGCTAAAGAATTACACGGCGCTGTGCTTGAATATTGTGAGATGCCATGTAAAAGCCTTGAAAGAAGAATGTTTCAAACAGCTGAACGTTACAAAAAGAGAATTTTCAATCCTAAAATATGGGTAGGTGAACAAAAATGAAACAACAAGAATTTTTAGAAATCGAAGGTTCTACAGTAGTTAAGCCACTGTATACCGAAGGCAATAGCATGCTTGGTTGGGTAATGTCACGCAACGGCATTGATTTAGAGCGTAATCGCGGCGGTGTTCGCACGTTTAAAATGCTTTGCTCAATAGCCGCGTTTTGTATTGAGCATAAAATTGCTGAATTTAAAGTGACAGGGCTTTAGTATGCTAGGCTCAACTAGCGAATTAAATTCATATAATTTCAATGTTTTTGAAAAGGACGGGCTAAACATTATAGGCCAAGGCTTTGGCTTAGGCTATAGTGCATGTGATGCACTTGAAAAAGCACTCAAGCAAGGCACTGTTATTGTGGAAAATGGCAGAGAATACGATATTATCGTTTATTGTGGTATTGGACTGTCACTTAAATTTCACATACACAAAGCCTTTAGTTAAAACAAAACCATGCAACCAAAAACAAGAGAAGTATTATTATTAAAGGCTAACGGACGATTATCTAAACAGATATCGTCCGATCTTGGTATTCATTGCCGAACTGTGCAATGGCATATTAAAATCGCATGTGATGAGCTCAATGCAAAAAATGCGATTCATGCTGTGGCTATTGCTATGCGAAATAAATTGATATTTGCTAGTGAAATTGGTTGTGTAATTCTTCTTTGTTGGTCGGGATTGTTTGGCGATGTAGATGCCAGGCGTGGCCCAGTAGTTAGGAATATGTCTAGGACTGCTAGACGTGAAACAATAGTTTAATTAAGAAGGTAAATATGGAATGGAAACTTTAGAATTTGCACAACTAGTAACAGAATGGCACGAAAACAAAATGAGCCAATTAGATTTGGTTATCGACAAAAAAGATGCATCGATAGTTATTGGTGACATAACGATTGAAGCGGGAACTGAATTGCATCGCGGAATTATTATGGGATTCATGTTGGCTAAAGAACAGGTTAGCGAATTGCCATTTTCTTTGGGTAAAGAAGACTAACCAAAAAAAGCAACAACCTTGTCAAATTTAACCACAATAAAACTTAACGCCGCTATGCCACCCGCATAAGCGGCCATTTTAACCTCCACTTTTGCAACTTTTTTTTCTAGCACTTCAATTCTTGGGCCCATTAACTTATTTTGTTGCACATGTTCAGCCATGATACCAATAGACTTATCAATCGATTGAATAGCAACACTGGTGAGCTTTGCACTATCTTTTATTTCTGCAACATCGGAAGTTATGTGTCTGACTTCACTCTCTAATGTCGCAAAACGTGCGCTGCTAACTTCTTCCGTCATATTAAACCCTGTTGCTAATCTTATTGAATTCATAGGATAATAACTCATTAACCATCGTTAGAGCAAAACTAACTTTAAATTATTGCATTATTTAATAA